TTAAACAGTAACTATAACTATATAGGCGAACAGCGGATTAGACGGGCGCAAACGTCATCAAAGAATATTTGGCTGCACCGCCAGCGATTTAGAATCGTGGCTATAATTGCTGACATGACTAACGATTACTGGATAAATACACAGTGATACAAAAACGTCCAGGTAGACCGGCGTCAATCAGAACGCGATGGTTCACCCGCCAGATAACGCCGCAAGAAGCGCAAATACTCGCGCACGCAGGCGCTGGCGATATCAGCGCGGGCTTTCGCAATTTGATCGACTGGTACTGTCAGAGTATTAATGACTCGAAAGTAAATAACTCTGAAGTCAGTAAAATAAATTCTGACGGGTAGCGGGATAAAGCGCCCGTTTCCCCTCGCCTGTTCGATTACCGAACACACCCCAAAACCCCCAGCAAATAGCCCCCTCACTTCCTGGCAATCCGCCTGCGATTATTTGTGCGTATAACGTGCGTTATGTAAAACGATTATTCGGCCGTTTTCTGGCGGTTTTCGGCCGTTTGCCTGCAATTTGTTGCCATTTTGATAGGGGGGGGAGGGGTCTGCCAGCCCTATAAAATTTTGGGTACCCTCTCCCCCACACCAAAAGGAAAAACGGCCAAACACCAAAAGGGAAAAAAGCTACAACAAAAAAGTTAACAGCTGCAGTAGAATCCGCGCATGGGCGCACGTTGGACGGCCGAACGCACCACGGCCACGAGAAAGACGGCGTGCGTCCTACCCAACACTTTCCGCTAGGAGACAAAGTGCCCGCGCCAATCAAAGACCCGCCTTACGTGCCACCAGCTGTGCTGCCCAAGACGGACAACATGCGTCTGAAAGAATTGAAGCAGATGCTGATCGAAGGCAAAGGGCAGCAGGTCGTCCAGAAAGTGCTGGACATCGCGTTAGAAGATGGTCATCCCGGCCAGATGGCGGCGCTAAAACTCTGTATGGAGAGGGCGCTGCCGGTCAGCATGTTCGAAAAAACCGCCGCCCAGCGCGCCGCTGTGACGATTAACATCACCGGCATTGGTGGCCCCGACGCACCCGCGCCGCAAGCTGAGATCATCGACGTACAAATGAAAGACCAGAATGGCTGACCTACAGTTTCAGCTGCTGCCGTGGCAACAAACGGTTTTTTCCGATTCCACGAGGTTCAAAGTCGTCGCCGCTGGCCGCCGCTGCGGTAAATCCCGACTGGCGGCCACAACGCTACTGATCGAGGGGCTGCGCTGCCCGGCAGGCTCAGCGGTGCTGTACGTGGCGCCGACCAACGGTCAGGCGCGGCAGATTATCTGGAACGTCCTGTTGGACTTGGGGCGGGAGGTCATCGCGGGCAGCCACGTCAACAACCAGGACATCACGCTAATCAACGGCGCGACGATCTACGTCAGGGGCGCGGATAGGCCCGACACCCTGCGAGGCGTGTCGCTGACCTACGCGGTACTGGATGAGGTAGCTGATATCAAGCCCGAGGCGTGGGAGCAGGTCATCCGAGCCAGCTTGTCGGACAAGAAGGGCAGGGGGCTCTTCATCGGCACGCCCAAGGGCAGGAATTGGTTCTTCGATCTGTTCAAGCTCGGCCAGTCTGGCCAGGACGAGGATTGGAAAAGCTGGCACTTCACCACTAAGGACAACCCGCTGATCGACCCCAAAGAGGTCGAGTCGGCCAAGAAGACGCTCTCGACCTTCGCGTTCAAGCAGGAATACATGGCGTCCTTCGACAACGCGGGGTCCGACGTTTTCAAAGAGGATTGGATCAAGTACGGCGAAGAGCCCGACTACGGCAGCTACTTCGTGGCCGTGGACTTGGCTGGCTTTGAAGAAGTTGCCAAACAAGCAGCTAACTCGAAAAAGCGGTTGGACGAGACGGCGATTGCGATTGTCAAGGTGACAGACGAGGGCCAGTGGTTCGTCAAAGAAATCGTCCACGGGCGCTGGGACATCAAAGAGACAGCTGTCAAGATTCTGACAGCCATGCGCGACTACCGGCCTATGTCGGTTGGCATTGAGCGCGGATCGCTGAAAAATGCGGTTTTGCCGTATTTAAGTGACTTAATGCGCAAGAATAATGTATATTCCCTCATCATCGACCTTACGCACGGCAACCGTAAGAAAGCGGACAGGATCGTCTGGAGCCTTCAGGGACGTTTTGAGCACGGCCGGATTGTCTTGAATCATGAGGAAGACTGGACTGAACTGCTTGACCAGCTGCTTATGTTCCCCGCAGTAGGCGTGCATGATGACTTGCCCGATGCGCTCTCGTACATTGACCAGCTGGCAGTGACTAGCTACTTTGAAGACGATCAGAGCGACGACTGGGAGCCTATAGACATCATCGCAGGATACTAAATGGATCAGAACGACTACGACCAGCCTACGGAAGCCGACAAAGAGCTACTAGCCTTTGTGGTCGACCACTGCAACCGCTGGCGCGACTGGCGCGACACCAACTACTTAAGCCTCTGGGAAGAGTACGAGCGCATCTTCAGGGGTGAGTGGGCGTCTGAGGACAAGACCCGCGAGTCAGAACGATCGAAAATTGTCACCCCTGCGGCACAGCAAGCCGTCGAAACTCGCCACGCGGAGATCATGGAAGCGATCTTCGGCTCTGGCGAGTTTTTTGATATTGAAGACGACCTGCAAGACGCCGATCAGCAAACGATCGACATCGAAGCGCTGCGCGCGCAACTCTCCGAAGACTTTAAGAAAGACAAGATCAAAAAGGCGATCGACCAGATCGAACTCTTGGCTGAGATTTACGGCACAGGCATTGGTGAGATCGTCGTTGGCTCCGAGATGGAATACATCCCTGCCACGCAGGCGATCCCAGGCGTGCAAGGTCAAGCAGCCATCGGCGTGATCGAGAAGCCGCGCGTAGCGGTCAAACTGGTGCCGGTGAACCCGAAAAATTTTTTGTTCGACCCTAACGGCACATCCATCGACGACTGCATGGGTGTGGCCATTGAGAAGTACGTCTCCATCCACAAGGTCGTGCGAGGCATCGAGCGGGGCATCTACCGCAAGGTCAACATCACTCCGACCTATGAAGACTCGCAGATAGAGCCCACGCAAGAGATCCAGCAGTTTCAAGACGAAAAGGTGCGTCTGCTGACGTACTACGGTCTGGTGCCACGCGAGTATCTGACTAAGCTTGAAGAGATGGAAGCTGGTGGCAAGATCGAGGAACTCTTCCCCGAGGATTCAGCAGCAGACGACTATCAAGATATGGTCGAAGCCATCGTAGTAGTGGCTAATGATGGCATGCTGCTAAAGGCCGAAGAGACGCCCTACATGATGAAAGACCGTCCGGTCTTGAGTTACCAGGACGATACGGTGCCGAACCGCCTCTTGGGTCGTGGGACGATCGAGAAGGCCTACAACATGCAAAAGGCCATCGACGCGCAGGTGAGAAGTCATCTGGACTCGCTGGCGCTGACAACTGCGCCGATGATGGGCATGGACGCCACACGTCTGCCGCGAGGTGCAAAGTTTGAGGTCAAGCCTGGCAAGGCGATGCTGACCAACGGCAACCCGCAGGAGATTTTGTTCCCGTTCAAGTTCGGTCAAACGAGCCCTGAGAACATCGCCACTGCGCAGACGTTCGAGCGCATGCTGCTGCAAGCCACAGGTACGATGGACAGCAACGGCATGGTCAGTCAAGTCTCACGCGACGGCAATGGCGCTGCGATGTCGATGGCAGTGGCGACCATCATTAAGAAGTACAAGCGCACGCTGGTAAACTTCCAAGAAGACTTCTTGATTCCGTTCATCAAAAAAGCAGCGTACCGCTACATGCAGTTCGACCCCGAGCGCTATCCGACACGCGACTTGAACTTCATTCCGACAGGCACGCTCGGTATCTTGGCACGCGAGTATGAGCAACAGCAATTCATCGGTCTATTGCAAACGCTCGGGCCTGATACGCCTGTCTTGCCGATCATTTTGAAGGGCATCGTCTCCAACAGCAGCCTCTCGAACCGTCTGGAGCTGATGAGCGCGCTGGATCAGATGTCTCAGCCGAATCCGGAACAGCAGCAGATGCAGTTGATGCAGCAACAGCTGGCTATGCAGGCAGCTCAAGCGCAGATTGCTGTCAATCAGACGCAAGCCGAGCAAAATCGCGCTGAAGCAACGAAGACATTGGTTGAGACGAAGCTAAAACCAATCGAAGTGCAGGCTAAAATCAATCAGGCATTGACAGCGAACCTGCCTTCTGAGTCTGATTTGGCGGCTAAAGAGTTTGATAAACGCGTCAAAGTGGCTGAATTGATGCTGAAAGAAGCCGATATCAAAAATAAAAGCAAGATAGTCGAGCTTCAGATGGAAAATAAGCGCGAAAACATGACAAAAGTCGAGAATGACTTCTTGGAGCAGCTTGGGGAGGAGCTTAAATGAGCATAATCCCTGACTTGGACTCGATGACAGACGAGCAAAAGCTACAAGTTCTCGAATCTGTTCAAAAATCTATCCGCGAAAGCAAGGAAATCCAGAAGAAAAAGATCGGCGAGAACGTTCAAGCAGTCGTAGCCGCGCTGAAAAAGATCGAATCAGATATCAATGCTCGGTTCGAGTCTGTCGCCCAGACAATCGAGGCACGCGTTGCCAACATTAAGGATGGCCAAGACGGCGCGCCGGGCATTGATGGCCGCCCTGGACGCGACGGTAAGGACGGTAAAGACGGCCGACCCGGCCGCGATGGCGTGGATGGACAGTCTGGGCGCGACGGCATCGACGGTAAAGACGGTGTGTCGGTCACAAACGCGTTTTTGGACTTTGACAACAGTTTGGTTATTGAA